CATCACCGCCTCTGGTATTAGTTTGTGCATTGTTACTACCACCGTATCCGCTATATCCATTATTATAACCAGCACCGCCAGAGTTAGAACCTACTGCCCCACCGCCTCCACCACCAATGCCTCCGTTACCACCGCTGCCAGCAGAATAAGCAGCTCCACCACCTCCACCGCCCCAATATAAATCAACACCAAGGATTGAAGAAAATTTTCCAGGACCACCATTTGGTTGATTTGTTGAGTCAGCACCTGGACCGCCTGCACCACCACCTCCACCAGAATAGTATTGACCACCACCTTGCCCACCACGACTTCCTTGACCAGAAGTTCCTACAACTGGTGCTCTGACATTGGTATCGCTGTATCCACTATGACCACCACCAGAACCGCCAGTAACTCCATTGCCATTATTTGGTGTGTATCCATAATATGAACTTCCACCATAACCACCACCAATTGCGGTTAATGTTCCAAATGTAGAATTATTACCGCTTGTTGCAGAAATAGTAAATTGATGAACTGATGGCTGTGGTCCTGCAGTACCATCTGTCCTGTATCCACCATTACCTGCTGGACCACCAAACCCACCTCTACCAACAGAAAGCGATATAACCTCTGGTCCTTTAACAGGATATATGCCAGTGAGAACTCCACCGCCCCCACCGCCTCCACCCATATCCATTCCACCGCCCCCACCGCCAGCAACAACAAGGTATTCAACATATCCATCTGAACCAGGATCGTGAATTGTGATAGATGATGAACCAACAGTTGTAAATGCGTGAACACGGTATTGAATACTGCCAACAGTAATTGTTGATTCAACTCCACCAGTTGCTATTACTGGTCTAAAGCCCGTATATCTAGATACTGTTTTACTAGGGTTTAATTTTCGTATATCCATTAATAAGATGTTCCATTCCAGGCTTTTTTAATTACCCGAATATTTGTGAATCCACCTGTGTTTGCAGAGTTTGAATAAAATGAACTATCAACATACACAGTTTTACCAGCAGCATACGCCGCACTATAAAGAAGCGTTGCGCCATTGTAATGCTTGTTAAAACCATCTGCTGTATATACAATATAAAATTTACTTAAAGGAGACCACACAGCCAAGCTTTCATTGCCAGCTCCGTTATTGTACATACCATAATTACTTTGTCTATAAGGGTATGATGCATGGTCAATACTTGCATAACTAGCATTTGTTGTTGGATCTTCATTCCATCCAATCATTGCGTAGTTAAATGTTGTATCAACATAGCTTGAGTTTTTATTAAACTCAATTGTGCATGGCGCTGTGAATGATTGAGATGAGTAGGCTTGATTATCCCAACCAAACCCGCCTGACATTTTAAATATTGAAACAAGGTCTGTGCCGTTTCCTCTTGCAATTAAATTTCCACTTAATGTGAAGTTAAGAGTTTCATATTGTAAATAAGTAGGGAGATTATTAGGCAACCAAGTTGAAACAGATGTTGACGGTAATAATCTTTCCGCTTTCATTACGAGAATATTCTTGCTGCCAGAATTGGCTGATCATCGTCAGCTACACCTCCAAGAGCAACCCATGAACTTCCAATATATGCCTTAATTGTTGGCACTGTTGAATCAACCCAGAGATCACCTTCTGTTGGAGATACTGGGGCAGTATTGGAATACGGAATAAGCTTTTCTTTAGCATCAAGTTGTGATTGTATTGACGATGTAACCCCGTCTAAATATCCAATCTCTGTTGATGTAACATTAGCAATTGATGTTGTTTCTGGAAGAACAATTGTTCCCGTGAATGTAGCATTTGCAAGAGGGGCTTTTAGATCAAGTGCTGTCTGTGTAGCGTTTGAGATTGGCTTTCCAAGGTCTGTTGTATTATCAACACTTCCAAGACCAACCATTGATTTTGTAATACCTGAAACAGTTCCTGTGAAGGTAGGATCCGCAAGTGGTGCTTTAAGAGCGATTGATGATGTCAATGTTGTTGACAGAGATTCGTTATTTGCAAGCGATGTTGCAATCTCACCAAGAGTGTCTAGTGTTGCTGGTGCTGAATTTATCAAATCCCCAATAACGGTTTTTACATAAGCAGTCGTTGCGATCTGTGTATTATTTACTGTGTTAGCGGCAGTTGGGGCTGTTGGTACTCCAGTAAATGCTGGGGATGCAATGTTGGCTTTTAAAGTAACTGTATTTGAAAGAGTACTAACATTGGCAGACAGGGTTGTGACAGTATTTGAAAGAGTACTTGCATTACCTGAAATGTCTGTTACGGTGTTTGACAATGTACTTAGATTTGCAACTGTTGCATAAACTGTTGGTGTTACCCATTCTAAGCCAATCGCAGTGGATGAGTTCGCAGTTAATACCTTCCCATTAGTCCCGACTGGAAGACGGACTATCTCAGAAGAATTTCTTGCTAAGATATCTCCCTTTGTTGTTAGGGTTGTAGAACCACCCTCTGGACCTGTGAGACCAGTAGCACCTTGAGAACCATCAGCGCCAGATGTTTCAACCCAATAACTATCGTAATAAATAAATGTTTTACCAGTATCAGATTCAAACCACAAGTCACCCTCTGATGGCGATACTGGTGGTGTTTGAGATACGGTTATACCGCCAGAGCTACTAAACTCAACAATTGCATTACTTGTGTTCTTGTAATAAATTTTTCCATCAGCATAGTTAATAGCAAGCTCACCAGTCTCAAGAGATGTAGGAGCAGTATTAGCAGTACCCGAATTTTTTAATTTAATTACATTAGCCATTTAAGCCTCTTGTTTAGAAAGTACCACCATCAATTGTAGCAGTGTTCGCAGCAAGTGCTGCGAGCTGAGCGCTGTAGGCTTGAACATTTGAACCGATTGCAAGACCTAGTGCGGTTCTTGCATCAGCGGCTGTCGTTGATCCAGTACCGCCGTAAGCTAGTCCAACAGCAGTTCCCTGCCATGTACCAGTAGCGATTGTACCAACAGATGTAAGGCTTGATGTAACAACACTTGAAGCCAAAGTTGTATTTGAAAGTACTGCTGAGCCCCCAATGTAGAATGACTTACCAGAAACAATATTGAAGTGCTCAGAAGATGTCCAAGCGTCAGTAGCATCAACCCAGTTCAATGTCTTATCTGTTGCACCTTTGATTGTAAATCCAGCACCATCAGCAGTAGTATCTGTCGGTGTTTCAACATTAGCAAGAACAATATTCTTATCTTCAACAACGAGTGTTGCTGTGTTAAGAGTTGTTGTATTGCCTTGAACAGTTAAGTCTCCAGTAACAGTCAGGTTGCCTGGTGTTGTGACATTTGCTGCCAAAGAAATTGTTCCAGCGTTATAAACAATTTGGTTTTCAGTACCAGACAGGGTTGGAAGTGAACTGTCAACATATGCCTTTGTAGCAGCATGCGTATTGGCTGAAGGAGTGGGAACAATTACAACACCAGAAAAAGTCTTGTCTCCAGTGATTGTTTGTGCTGTTGAAAGTGTTGTATAAGCACCATAACCACCAATAGCCTCCACAGCAGTAGCGCTTCCACCTGCACCACCAGTTCCCTTACCGTAGTAAAGAATATTATCTACTTCGTTAAATGCTAATTCTGCATTCTCCAAACTTGTAGGTGCGCCAGCACTGCCAGTCGCCCTTCTTTTAATTCTCAGCGTATTCGCCATTAGTAATTCCCTCCATCCATTAATAGATTTGCTGCACTATGAACATGATCTGCCCTAGCCGCTAAATTGCTTACTCCAACACTTGCAGTTCTAGTGACATCGGCTGGATCTGATGTAGCAAAGGAAAGTGATGCTAAATTTATAGTTCCAGCGGATTGAGTTAGTACTGTTGTATCATTCGTTTGTACGGTTACTGCTGTAATCTCAGAAGCAACCGTGATATTTGAGACATCTGTAGATACAGATAGAGATGTTATGTCACCACTAGTTACCTGAACGGTTGTGATGTCCCCAGCCATTACCTACTTACCTCACCAGTTACTGTTACTGTTCCAGTAATCAGTGTGGTGATAATGGTGCCATTAGTTTCTTGAAAATCATAAACATATGTCCCTGCAGCAATATTTGCTGTAGCCGCAGCAGACAAAGACATAACAACAATGCCATTAGCACCGTTTGTAATTTCAGATGTAAATGTCGCTGCAGCCGTGTCAGAGTTTCTTTTCTTTCTAATCTGACCAGAGTAAGTTCTAGATGTAATAGTTACATTAGCATTAGCACTATTTCTAATGCGTAGCTCATGAGCATAAGTATCGCCTTGATAAATAGTAATATTTCTAGTTGCAGCCATAATATCTCCTATAAGATATTATCAAAGATTGGTTATGCCAGCAACGCAGCCCAAGTGTCTTGATCAACATCACCTGTAACTGAAAGACCTCTTGATTTTTGAAATTGCTTTACAAGCTCTTGTGTTTTAGGTCCAAAATCACCATCTGGCTTGCAAGCAAAACCATGTTTTGCAAGAAGAGTTTGCGCTTGCTTTACGGCAGAGCCTTTATTATCTTTCACAATGTTTGGCTTAGATGCAGCAGCTACTTTATTTGGAGCAGGGGTTGCTGCCTTTGCTTCAGCAGCAGCTTTTTGCTCTGTTACTGAACCAAATGGACTGCCTGGCTTTGGATTACGAGCAACATAATCCTTTACTGCTTGAGGTACTGCGTCACCACAAACATAACGGATATGCCAAGGCTCTGAAGGAACTACTTCCCAACTCCACCCAAACTTTTCAACATTAGCAATCAACCAATTAATTCTTTTCTTATCACTTGCATTAGCAATATCAACTGCCAAGCCGAGGTTATGCTGTGACTTACCAGGTGTGGCAAGCATCGCCATACCTTTCTTCAAGTACCAAGTCTTACCTTCAAAAGTTTTTGTTGATCCAGTTCCTGTATTCTCAAGAGTGTAGCGAGTAAGAAATCCAGCCTTTTGGCTCTCATAACTACGATATAGATCGCCGCTACTCGTGGGCTTAAGCTCAACACCATCAGCCTTTGCAGCCTCAACCATTGCCAACCATGCATCAGCCGCAAGGTAAAACAATTTTCCACCGCCTGGAATATCCCTGAGTAAACTTGCATGTAATTTACCTGGTTCAACACCTTTAAGCGCAACAGGCATCTTTACTTCAACGATATAATCCCATTCTGTTCTCTTAGCCATTACTTAATCTCCTTATTCTTTAGTTGCTTTTTTGTCAATCTTAGAAAAAACACTATTGATTTCTTCAATACTAAGTTTACCATCATCCAGGAAAGCTCGTGACAAACCTTCAACAACATACGCAACACCCGCAATGCCCGCCATGAAAATTGCTTTCCATAGCGGGACACCTGCGATTGATCCAGCACCGACAACACCTAAGCCAGTTGCGGCGAAGGTAGCGAGTATTCTGAGTAGAATATTCTTTATCTGTGCCATTGTCTTAACCTACTTGGTTCTTCCAAAAGCCGAATCGTTTGGATTCAACCAACGCATAATTACTGGTGCAATAGCAGCGACACCTGCTGTAGCAATTGCTTTCGGGTCATGATTGCCTGTCATATAGACAGCCAAAGCAGCTCCAAAAAACGATCTCGCCCATGACGAGAGCATTTTCTTATTTGATTCATTCAACAAAGTAGACAAAAGACCACCTCCTTACCCCAACGGGTCAATACCTATTATATCTCAGAGTTATTTATTCGTCATTCTTTAGAATTTCATGTACATAATGCACAAGAATAGCAGTTAGCGTTGCAATTCCAGCAATTCTCTGAGTTACCCCAGAAAGCGTAATGTAGACAACAAGGCTTCCTGCGAGGGTAAATGCCAATCCAGCAGTAATATCCCACATCTTTTTGCTAAAACCAAACCAATTAAACTTTTTCATTTCTTTACCCTCCCTTGTATAATACTTGTATATACTATTTTTTGCAAAATCTTCACCATCGTCTTCTCCTGGACCTGCAATTTCTCCAGAGAACCCGCCTTCTGATTCTTCTTCTTTTCTAGAACGACCTTCGGTTCCCCCAGAACTTCCAGAGCTTCCAGAACCACCAGACCCTCCCGAACCACCAGATCCACCAGATGAACCACCAGTGCTTCCTCCAGTAGATGCAGAGCCAACAGCTATTGCAGCTACTGCGGCTGTTGCAGCCAAGATTGATTTACGGGTTCCAACATCAATAGATGAACCTGTTGGGATGTAGTCATCAAACCCATCTCCATAGATGTCAACTTCTTCCTCAAACGATTCCTTAATTTCAGCAGGAGCGTCAGTAAGCGCTGTTGCTAATTCTGTTTTCTGCTCTTCGGTAAATTGATCTGGCTCAATTGCAGCGAATACTTCCGCAATTTGTTCAATAGGAAGTTCTTCAAAGTTTCCATTTTCAATAACTGCAATCGCAGTATCTGGATCAATTGTCTCTTCACTGATTGCGTCAATGACATTTTCTAGTGCGTCAACTGATTCAATGTTTTCAATAACATCCAGAACCTCTTCTGCCGAAAGGCTGTCTAGGATTTCTGTCAACTGCTCCACAGATACTTCTTCAAAAACCTGATCTAGTTGCTCAACAGAAAGTGTGTCAATTAAATATATGACATCTTCCACAGAAGCGTTCATAATCTCATCAATGACTTGACCAACCTGCTCTTCCGTTAATACCTCTTCAGTTATAACAACTTCAAACTCTGGAATAAAAGTGTCCACAATTTCAGGTTCTGAAATTTCGGTATCTATGATTTCAAAGTCTGGCAGGCTGGTGTCCACTTCAACTTCTTCTAAAATTGAGTCTATGGGTTCAAACTCAGGTACCGTAATTGCTGGTTCCTCAATTACCGTTTCAATCTCAGGTAGGGGCTCAGAGGGCTCTGGGAGCTCCACTGTTGTATTTATAGGTGGATATACAATGACAGGGGGCTCTGGTATATTTATAAAAACTGTGGTGGTGGTGGTTGTAGACGCAGCGGGTTCAGATGTTGTTATGTCAATAACTTCTTGAGGACCATACAGGCAATTCCCAACCCCTTCCCCCACACATGGAGATGTACCTGCTTGAATTTTAAATCGTACAGAGCCATAGCCAGTCTGTGAGGATGGGTTGATTGTGTAAGTAGTGTTTGCGCCATATGTCCAGACACCCCAGCCGCCAGACTCTACCCCGTTATTCAAATCATAAAAAAGAATGTTGTACATGTATGGCTGTGTATTGCTTGCATTCGGTGCATCCCAATTTAGAGTTACACTTCCATTTTCATTCGCTGTAGCTGTTAAATTTTGAATTGAATTAAAGTAGGGTGCAATACTGGTGGTCGTGGTGGTAGTTGTAGTAGTGGTTGTATTTGGAACTGTTGTTGTAGTGGTTGTGGTGGTTGTAGTGGTGGTTGTAGTGGTCGTGGTTGTAGTAGTCGCTTCTGTAGTAGTCGTTGGGGGGAGTGTTGGAGCAGTTTCGTTATTTGGCTCAACCCCGCCAAATGTTTCGCAAGATCCACCCTGAACACATTTCTGCGTTGAGCCTATTTCATCATCAACCATCAACACTGGCGATAAACCTTGGTCATCTAAGTTAAATGATGTAAAACCAAGTTTGTATGTTCCTGATACAGAAACTTCATAAGTTGACACTTGCCAGCCAGTAGCACCGTAGGAGTTTGTTGAATAGTCTCCTGTGCCTGGATTTGTAAAACCAAGAAGTGCATATGATTGTTCAAAATTATTTACAGTTATAACTGGAGTAGATGCAACGGTGACAGGGACAAGTGAGGTAATTGAGCCATCATTAAATGGAACATAATCAGTTGCCATGTAGTTCCAAGACATTGTGTAAACTATTCCTGCGGTTAATTGAACTTCACGAGTAATCCATGCAGCATCGGTTGGATTGCCAGCACCAAAACCAGCAGCAGAAGCCTGTTGTGCAAGCATGGTTCTGATTGCAGAATTATTTGCTCCAGAAAGACCAACGGCATTAGTTGCTTGGTCAAATGTTTGCTGACCTCTTGGTTGTAGGGCAACAGCATAAGTCCCACCCTTTGGAGAAAAAGTCCAGCTACCAGCAGCGACTGCAGGAGCATAGTATGGATTTGGGCTGCCATTTGAAAGTGTTGGACTTCCCATCGCCCCATTTGCGCCATGAGTAAAAGTTCTTGAACCATTAAAGATTGTTACGCCAGTACCGTTCCCATTAATTGAAGACCCAAGGGTTCCTGTTTGTGATCCTCTTGACCAGCCAGTAAAGGTATTATCTTCAAATCCCGCATCTGGAATGGAGACAGGGTTTGCGTTTGCATATGGGGAAGAAACAAATATAGATACAAAAGATACAATTAACGCAGGGAGTATCGCCCAAGAGCCTTTACGAAAGTTAATGTTCACATAAAGATTATAACTTAGAAAAAGTTAATTTGACAAAAGTTTTAAACCTATTAAATAGAATAACGATAAATATAATACTGAACGGGCACATTAAAACCACCACCAATATTTAATTATTGATGCAGAAGCAAGAAACACCCATGCGATATTAAACCAAATAATGGTTGGCATAGTCTTAATTGTTGATGTCAGAATTAAAGCCAAACTTGACACAAGAGCAAATATATATAACCACCAAAACTGCACCCCAAACAACAGACCTGGAAATATGATGGCGATCTTAGTCATAAAAGCCCAAGCTTCAACTATATTTGTCTTAGTCCAATATTCACGACTGCCCCATTTTTTTGAAACAGATTTAATGTCTTTAAAACTAAGCATTAGATAACAATCAACTCTAACTGATCTTCTTGATTCATTTCTATTGAAGTTGGATTTCCAACAATATCAAAGTCAACTAAATTATTTTTTATTTGATCAATTTGATTATATTTTGAAAGAACAATATCAAATGAAAGAGTTACTCTTTCAGAATCTCCATTGTGGATACTACTTCCGTGAGGAATGAATGATGGGAACAAGGTTAGCAATCCTGGTTCATTTTCTGATTCATACCCCTTGCTTGGGAGAAATGGGTTGTAGAATTTAGTAACCGTACCCTCACTAGCAAGGACAAGATTCCCTGATAGATGAGTCCAGGGTCCATGAGCATGGTTATGTATATTTATATTTTGCCCTTTCCTCATGACATTTGCCCAGCAAAGTATTTTTACATCAAATCTTTCCACTCCAAGAGCTTCTATATAGGCAATATACATTTGATGAATACATTGTTTTACAAGCGCAATTTCTGGTTCATCCCATCTAAATACATTGTAAGAGCAGAATCTTACAGTTAAGCTATCTTTGCCAAGAGAACTACCTTCATCACTATAACCAGCAGTATCTAGAGCTGGTATCTCGTCAATAATCAACTGCTCTTTGCTTAAAATAATATCTGCCAATCTTTGTGCAAGACCTGGGGGAATTATGAAGTCCTCGGCTAAACTAAACTTCCATTCAGGGGCAAGAGGGCTTTTTTTTTCATTATTTTTTGATGTAAGAATTCTCATTATACTCCTAAAAACTCATTATGAGTAATACAAATATTTTCAAGACTAGATGTTTTTTCTAAATAATTGCTATACATGCTAATGAATTCGGGTGTGAATAGACCATTGTAAAGCATTTCTTGTTGTATTGTAGATTTATCTATATAACCAACACCCATTAAAATAGCAATATAACCATACAAACCAAACATTGAAACATTGTTTATATCATCATATGAAATAATATTTTGTTTACATTTTTCTAAAAGAAGATCCACACCTTCTGTTGGGCGATATTCTTTTTTATAATTTTTCCAAAAATCATTATTTTTTTTATCTGTTAAATAATGTATGTATATAAAATCAATAATCTCTTTATTGCTCTCAACAAAAAAATTGTTATAAAGATCTATATTGTATTTATTTATATTTTTAACAAAGTTTCTATTTGACAAAATTTTCTTTAAATATCTTGCTGTTCCTAGTAAAGATGTTGCTTCTAATGGTTCAACAAATCCGCTTGATAAACCAATAGCGGCGCAATTATTGATCCATGACTTTTCATAGTACCCAGCTTCAAAATTAAATGTATTTACAATCTCAACATCAGTATTAAAATATTTGTCAATTTCATCTTTAGCTTCATCTTTACTAATATATTCATTGTTAAAAACATAGCCAGCACCAACTCTTGTTTGTGTTGGTATATTCCACATCCACCCATAATCCATCGCTATGGCTTCCGTGTATGGTTTTATTTCATTCTTATTTTTTAAGAAAAATGCCATTGCGGAGTTCATTGGTAAATGCTCTTTATATGATATCCACTTTGCCTTATAAAAAGAGCCAATAATTAATCTCTTAAAACCACTGCAATCAAAAACAAAATCGCAATCATAATTAGTATTATTATTGCAAGATAATGACTGTATGAATCCATCACTATCTGTATTTATTTTTTGAACAATTGCATCAACATGATTAACACCTCTTGATATTGCAACTTTTTTTAAAAACTCAGCCAGCTTTCTTGCGTTGAAATGAACAGCGAAACTAGATATAGATCGGCTACCATTCACATCCGTTGGTGGTTTATTAAACGGAACCATATTTTTTTCACTCAATCTTCCAACCCAATCAATTCTCTTAAAAGAATTATTTTGGTAGAAGTCAAAAAGCATTAAATCAAGTGAGTTAGTTCCTGTAAAATTAGAGAAGGGTTTAACTGAATCAATGGCTAAATCACCTATTGGTTTAAATGTATAGTAATAATCCTGACTTGACCAATTAGTAAATTTGATACCATTTTTAATTGTTGCATCACAATTTTTAATCAAATCTAATACTGATATTCCTAAAAATTGCATTAAATCAACAACGCCTGGAACAGTACCTTCGCCCGCTCCAAGAATACCAATCTCTTCACTTTCAATAACGGTAACATCAGATTCGGGGTGCATCCTTTTGCAATACAATGCCGATAGCCAACCAGCAGTTCCTCCACCAACAACAATAAATTTCATTGATCTATTAAATTGTTCTTAATTTCTTTAAGAACAATTTCTCTCATTGAAGATTCTTTGAAATATTGATATCTTGGTAATAATTTTGACCATTTTCTAAGTATCTTGAAATTAATTAGTGTTGTTGCAATATTAAACAATTTTGGTGTCATTGAATATCTTTTGAGCACAACCTCTTTATCAGTATGAAATTCCCAATACATCAATGGATCTCCCTCTGGCACATGTAATTTATTATTATCGGACCAAAGATTGAACTCAGCCATTAGCGGTCTATACCATCTTCCAATGTCAAACTGACCTGGCACAATAGCGCCATACTTCAAATGCTCGGCTTTATGAAAAAATGGCGATGTCATTGAGACTTCCAGACTTTCTTCTGCAAATAGACCGAACGCCATTTGATATTCAACTAAGTATTGATTCCTAAGCGTTGGTGCATGAGGCATATATGCGGGAGTATTTGTATTTCTTGTATTTACATATCGGATATCTGGATATCCGTCATCATTTATAAAAACCTCAATTTCGGTTTCTGCAACATTTTTGATAACATATGTTCGCTTAAGTTTTTCAGACACAGCGGGGCAATTCATGAAGTTTGCAAATTCATCTTTTGGTTCAAAGTTTTTAATTAGATCTCTATAGACATTTTCTGGTTTTCTATATAAAACATCTAGGTTAATATCTTTTTTAGGATCCCACCAAGGGCACCAATAAACCACTATTTGATTATTTTTTTTCATAAGAATTAATCATATCTCTTCTTATGCCATAGATATCTAGTGTATCCACTTGTGAAATACTTTCTGAGAATAGAGCTCTTTTTCATAACTTCATACAAATCATACTTTTCTAACTCATATTTCCAATTTCTTCTTACCATTGGAACAAGTTGATACATCGGTGTCCCTTCTGGGATTAAGAATTCGGTATATTCTTTTTTGATATAAAAAGGGATTGTTCCTTGACCACTTACATATCCGTAATCAGCATCCACGATTCCAGACAGTGTAACGAACGGAAGGTCATAGCGGTTTGCAGGGTGTTGAAACATTATTGAGACATCCTTTGGGGTATCCGCAACCCAGTTCTCCATCCAAACAAACTCAATAGGATGATAACCATCTGGCATTTTCTGAATAGGAACACCTTTGGGATATTGCCTTGTTCTTATCATTTCCGTTCCTGGAATTCTTAACGGAGAGTTTGTTGTAACAATATGATTACCATCTTTATCATAATCTATTGTTACATAAATATCAGCCCAAGTTGATTGAATATATCCACCCGTCATTGCATCATAATAAGGCATACATCTTTTTACAGTCGTATTCAAACCTGGGGCTGCTGTCATGTAATCTGGCTTATCAGTAAGAAATTGAGGTATTACCTTATACCACTCTGGGATAAAATCCCTTGCTGGTCTTGGAGGAACCTGAGCAGATTCTGCTGAAGCGGTTACTGGGATAAACTTAATGAGATTTTTTTTCTTATCTCTTTTTCTTTCATAAGCCTTATCTCTTTTATAAAAATCTTTTGTCATTTAAATCTTGGTCCTTCCATCCACACAACTAAACTTCTCCGTACACCATCTGTTACAGGAGTAACACGATGCATTGCAAAAGAAGGAAAAAATATCGCACTACCTTTTGTTTGCTTTATCACATACTCAGGCTCACCCTCTGGCATAATACCCAATTCAAAACTACCGCCCTCGTAGGAATCTTCATCTGACAGAAATACCGAAACAGATAGCTTTCTTGTTAAAGAAACAGCATCCCCTTCGCCCTCTTTATTTGTTTGCATGTCATAATGCCATGCATAATGATTATGCCGATTATTGTACTCTGCGTATTGAATTTTTTCAAAACCCCAAATATCATAATTAAAATAATTATTATTTACATAATCAGTCACTTCTTTTATTCTTTCAAATATTAAACCATTCTCTTCTTTCGGGAAAAGAAAAGTGGATTGAGATCTACGAACATAGTGATCAACATTGTCCATCACCCCAAGTGATGAATCTTGCAGTCTTTCATTTTTTGAAACATATTCAATAATATCGTCACATTCCTGATTGGAAAAGATATTATCTAAAACAATAAATGGTCTACTTAGACTGTAATGCCTGTTGTGATTAATTACAATATTTCCCATTTCTACCTATTCCTATCGTGATAAAAACTATCTAATACACCTCTAATACTATTTATACGATCTAGATCTGATTGAGATAAAGATGTGGACTGTGTTAGTGCTTTTCTATACTCTGGATATTCGTGGAACACCAGTTTATAATAATGATTAACGAGCGTGATTGCTCCGTAGACAGCGGAAGTATCTAAATACATTTTGTCAGACAATGCTTCTTTCAAGATTAAAAATTGGTTATCAACATGTTCAATAACAGCATTTGTAATATCAAACAAGATTTCTGGATGGGCATCAAATATACCAAAAAATTCTACTGTTTGACCAATAAAATAAAACTGACCTTCATAAATAACAACTGGACCGTGAATTGATTGCTTTATTTCATAGCTCATGAGTCAATTTTACCACTTTTCAAGCGGGCATGTTGAATTTGGGAGCTGAACTTTAATTCTCATAAAACATCCGCACTCTTTACAGGTGTTTGTTGGTTTAAAAAACCTTGGACATTTCTTGCAAATATCAAGTCTTTGCTCAGGTAGCGATTTAATGTCGCTCATCACTAACCCCTAACTATAGTTAAATGTTTCTACTTCGGTTGTTGCATTTAGGGTTGAAGGACCAGCCATCAAGCCATGCTTCTTTGCTCTTCCTGATGTCACCCCAGATACACCTGCACCCAACACAGTCCCGCCAGATGACATCTGTGCAGAAATGTTTACACCAGAGCTATTGCCTGCTGAAATAACCTGAGCTTCCACATATGCAATATAATCACTATTACTAGTCACATTGGCGACAGTAGCTGTTAGTTGCTCTACGACAGAACCAGATGTCTTTTTAACAACCTTGACATCATGCTTATACCATGTAGTAGCAGTTGCCGCATATGATACATAACATGTAGATCCACTCAGAGAACCACCCGATGGGCATGAATAAACTCCGTTTGGATACCATGCGGGACTAACCTGCCCAACCCAGACTCCACCTTGTAAAAAATAACATGCAGCATGAAATGTCCAGTCCCCTGGACACACGGGGTATGAGCCCTGAGATGCGCCATATGTGTAGTTGCAATTAGTACCGCTTAATGTCCCACCAGAAGGGCATGAATAAGGAGCTGCTGTGTATGAAGATTTCGTAGTATGAGCACCCCACCAATTATTGGCATCAGTTACCCAGAAAGAGACTCCATAGCCAGCGCCATTGTTTGCACCAGTAGCTTTAACTACTGCACCTTCACTTTTTGCATCAAACGCAGCAACTGGATACGATGCGCCAGGTGTGACTGCGTATGCTTTATTATTAGTAATACCCCAAGTTCCGCTTACAGACTCCCATGGTTTTGTTGCTGATGTAGGAAGCGCTGATGTAGTATTAGCTGCAACAAAAGTATCTTGAAAAGCAGCTAGCTTTGCAAGAAGTTGCCTTGGGCTCAATGGTCCAAGAGATTTAGATGCTTTAAAAAGAAAACCCATTATACCCCCCTGTTAGAAGTTCAAGCTTGAACTACCAAAGACTGTCCACGCACTTCCTGTTCTTAGTAACACGAAGCTAAAGATGTCAATTTTACTTGCAGTACCTGCAGGAGCAGCTCCACCAGCCCATTTAATCGTCTGTGCAGATCCACCGATTTGCAATGCGTTTGGAATATAGGCAGTTGCTCCTTGAGTAACAATTACAGTTACAGCCAATGCTCTATCATTTGTCGTTGGAGCGTTTGTGACATTTAATGTAAAGTTTGCTGCTGGAGAGCTTACATAAGTAATGTTTGTAGCTGTCCAGTCTAGTGTGAGAACATTGGTTGTGATCGTTCCAGATGTTGCAATTTCAGACATCTCAGCAGCCGTTAATGGACCAGACACTGTTAGACCGCCAGTTAATGTTGTATTACCAGTCACCGCAAGGTCTGTTGATACAGTAGCATTTCCTGTTACTGTTAAGTTTGTTGATGCTGTAGTATTCCCTGTTACTGTTAGATCTGTTGTTATAGTAACATTTCCAGATACAGAGGCGTTACCGCTCGCTTCAAGATTTGCAACAACCAAGGATGCATTTGAAGATGCAGCAAAGTTTGCTGTGCTTGACGGAGCTGTTGTTAGATTAGTAAACAACTTAAACTTACCATCGCTTGCATCTCTTAATAGACCTGCATACTTGACAGCGCCATCGTTAAACTTACCAGCGAAACCAAGGTCAAAAGTATCAGCAGCGTTTGTATTTCCCATGAACACAATTGGGTCTGACACGGTAAGGTTGTTTGATTCAAACGCACCACCACCTACAGTGATGGTTCCTTGAATATTAGTATTACCGCTAATGTAAACATTACCACCAACACCAAGACCGCCAGCAACAACAAGTGCTCCAGTTGTAGCACTTACTGAGTTAGTAGCGATATTAACTGTTACAGATGTGTTTGGAGTAATAACCATTTGAGTTTTATCACTTGACAAACCGCCTGCCGCAAAAATAATTTTGTTTTGCTGACCATTACCACCAGTAGCAAGAACAAGGTTTCCGTTTCCTGCAGTGTTTGCTGGGGCTTCTAAGAAGACATAGCCATCATGATCACCGGTAATAGTAAAGCCTGGGTCATTAAAGTTTGCCGATGTAATACCCATGTCAATCCAGCCAGCATCATCAGTTCCTGCATCGGCATAAGCAATAATATCTGTTGAGCTGTTTGCATTTGTACCTAAGTTTCTAAAAGCGATCTGTGAGTAATCTGTAGTATTTGACTGAACCGTAAGGGTTGGGTTAGTCAGTGTTGCAGCAAAATTGACTGAGTTCGCACCAACAGTTGAGGCGGCATTTGCATTTATAGCGCCAGTTTGAATCAAAGTTGTAGCATTTATATTGTTTGCAGAAATATTAGCATTGACAGTAACTGCATTAGCAGTGAGTGTGCCGCTTAATGTTGCAGAAACAATTGACAATGAATTGGTCCAAGATACTGATGTCCCATCAGTCTTTAATACAGAATTTGCACTCCCAGATTGGCTTGGAATTTCACCAGTACCACCTTGAGAGAACAAGGTCCATTTAGACGCAGCTAAATCAGTAGCGATAGAACCACTGGTGCTCGTATACTCACTTGTTGCGATGTAAGCGTTCCCATCAGAAAACACAATGTCATTAGTAAAATACAAAGTGCTTGTTGCCCAAGCACCACGCCAGTTGGTACCGGGAACATATATTTCCCACTTTGCAGCAGCAAGGTCAGTAGTAAAAGTCCCCGATGTATGTGCCACTAGGCAGCTATAGGACACTCCGCCTCTAGTTACAATATCGTCAATTTTATATGCAGTAGCATTTGCCCACGCACCTTTGTAATCCTGACCATCGGCTAGTAGTGCCCAGTATGTCGCATTTGTTGGGAGATTAGCTGATGCCGATGTTTGATTAATATAGACATACGATTTCGCTCCATACGAAACAACATCGTTTAATTCATAAGTTGTTCCAGAGCTGTATGCCCCTCTATGGAAAAATCTAAGTCTTCCTAAATCTATTGCTTGTGCCATTTACGCAACCTCCAAAATCAAATGCGATTTATTATCAGTATACCATGAATAATTTAATTCAGATTGGCTTGTTAACCAATTAATGTATACAGAAGTATTATTAAAATCTATAGTTTCCCCTTCATCCATATTTTGCAGGCAATCAGATAAGTTTTCTCTGCCTGTAAACCTGAATCCGCCATCGTCATTCGCAACCAGTAAGCCATCTCCTGAGCGATAATCTGGGATCACGACAGGATCGCTATCCGAGTGGGCCTGTGCAGTGAGACGACCGGATTCGGGATCAAATTGCCATCCATGGAAATATGCTCCATCAAGAATTTCATGCTTCTTTGGATCCCACATAAATGCAGCTCCAGAAGCATTACCACTCCCACTGCCGCCGCTATTAACAAGATTAGGCATATTCTACCCCGCTAATATTAAAAGTCAAAGCACTGTTGCTTGACGCAACATAAACATTACTATTTGCCGGAATGACAATAGATGTATTGTAGTAAAGAACATCATTTTTGATTACAACTGCATTGCTAATGATTTTATTATTTGCAGCCGCTGTTGCCCCTGCAATCAGAATGTGAACATCCGCAGTAGCATTATCGGTATTACTTGTATTGCAAATATTAATTGATTTAATAATCGAGTAATTTCCGGCAGTGTTTGCAACCGTGTAAACATTAGACCCAGTTGTATTACCAAGATAAAATGATTTAGGAACTAAGTTAGCCATTTACGCCCCCATCCACATTAAAACTTCATTATCGTATGTTGTGGTGTTCATATCTTGAATAGTCACAGCGTCTAAAATATGATCAACAAAAGCTCCAGATGTATGTGATTTCGCAACCGTTCCATCATAACCACGCGCCTGAACTGTAAATGAGGATCCGGCCCTTGAAGAGATCAACATTTTTTCTTCATCAGATGTGCCTCGATCAACAACAACAGCAAACGGATTTGAGCCAGAAGGAAACCCTTCAGCATCTGTTACGGAGAAAGACGAGGCGCTATTGGAGATGTTAGCACTCAAGTTGGTTCTCAACGCCGCTCCTGTAAATTCTCTTCTCAACATACCAATCCCCTAGTCAATGCTGATATCAAGATCGCCTGTTGCGATTCTTAGAGTATCCCCAGCATCTGTTGTTTTATTAGTTGTAAGCGTTCCGTACAACAACATATTTCCACTCGTTGAAGCATCAAAAATGCCAATCGCTACTGTTGTAGCCGCTGGCATTCCAGTAAAGTCAATATTAGAATCATTTGATGTTGCGCCGCTTGATGCTCCGCTAAATGTTGCAATTTGGCGGGCATATGAGCCCCCAGTTACTTCTGTTCCACCACCAGCATCCGCTGGAGCTACTGTGAATAGGGCAATATAAACATCAGCCGGCATCGTATAAGAAGTCGTACCAAGAAAATGGTCAATCAGTTTATTTTCAAGATAGTTTGTAAGATTGCCTGCCATTATTATCCCTCCAGATTATTATAATACATTTCCTTTTCTTCGTCATTAGGCAATCTGAAGTTAGGAAGTCTCAACAAGCTATTTGCTTCATCAGAAGAAACTTCACCCATTGGCTGAGCTCTGGTAAATCTAAATCCAGAACCTGTAATATATCCAGCCCCGCTCTCAAAATACAGCAGGACACTTTGTTCATTATTTGTAAAAATCACAGATTCAACAACAGTAGAATCTTCATCAATAACTTCGTCAACAATTTTCTTTTTTGGTGCAGCCGGCTTTTTAGCAGCTACTTTCTTTTTTGGGAGTACAGACTCACTTGTTACAACATTATCTCTATTTACCATATACCAATCCTATCATTCAAATGAACTTAAATCAATTTAACATAATAATAGGCGGGGGTATAATCACCCCCGCCCATCATCATTAATTATTTATATTAAAGAGTGCGCAGCTTGACGTTCTTTGCAATCACATAAGAATCAAGATTCTCAACATTGTTTGCAATACGCATGAACTGTGTGTACTCAATGGTGTCAGTCTTTGGTTGGAACTGACGGTACAGTGTGATATCGCGGTGGATACCGATCACCTTGTTATTTGGGAATGTAAGCTCTACATAACCATGGCTGCCCGATGTTGGTGAGTAATCACCAGCAACTGTTTCTGGCATCAAAGGAATTTCAATCAATGGAATACCATATGGTGAAAGACCAGTTGCGCCTGGACCGCCGTTCGCACGGATCGAGCCATTCATGAATGCCTGCTCACCGTAAGTCGAACCTGGAGCTGGAGCTCCAGCGGTTGCTGCCGTTGCCGAGTTTGGATTCTGCAAGCTAAACGATGTGTCTTGCACAACGCCTGCACCTGCAAAGAACCTCAACTCATTACGACGCTGTAGGTACTTAGTTGGCATGTTACGAAGAACTCTGTCGTATGTTGAGCGGGAAATATTGTTTCCTGCTTCGTCAACAACAGTGCCGCCTGCAAGAGACAACTTTGTAAAGCCATCAAGTGCCTTCAAGAGTGCATTGTTCGAAGATGTATTGCCGTTAATCAAAAGATCATCAAGATCGTTTGCTGTCTGGCGAGCCATAATCTGAGCAAGGTGATCTTCCAAGGAAGCACCTTCAATGTTATCCTCAAGGGACTCTGTGCTCAATTCCCAGTCAAGGCGAAGCTTAACACTGGACAGCGAAACTTTTGTGAAAGTCACTGCAGCATTAGTACCGGTATCGGATGCTTCTGTTGCCTTAGCCATGAGTCTTGTACCAACCGACACCTTGTCGATGTCCATTGTTGGTGTGCGCATACGCACAACTCTGGAATTTTTCATGAGGTTAGATTGATCAACTACGAAATCAATAAAACGATTTGATTGCTCTGCATTAAGCAGACCACCTGATGCATTGCCAACGACACTCGTAGTTACTTCGTTAGCCTTTGCAAGGATTTCTTCTTGTGTTGCCATAGTAGTTTTTCCTCCTTACCTTATGACTTATAGCCTAAGGAGCTAATTAACCCCTGTGGCAAATACATGTTGCCCCAAAATGATGTTGGTGCGGACTTTACTAGCTCCTCGCCTTCTTCATCGTCTTCTGGGTCAACGCTCTTCTTCACAGCACCAGCTTGGGCAAAGCCTTCAACTTTTGCTGTTTGAACTTCTAGAGCCTTCTCAGTTGTTTCCAACTTCTCAGCCAACTCTACTTTCTGAGCTTCTACACTCTTAGTTACTTCCTCGATCTTGGCATTAACATTCTCTTCAACTTCTTGCTTAAATGAAGTCGCAAAGTCGTTAAGCTTTTGATCAATGACTGAACCAAGGGCTTCTTTAAGAACTTCAATATCCATATCTTGTTCCTCCACTTGTTCGACATTCACTTCAGCTTCAATTGAAGCTTCAGTACTATGCTCGGACTTTTCCAGTCCTAAATTATCAATCGGACCTAACCAATTAATAAACTTCTTGATAAAAGACAGTTTTGTATCTGTCTCTGACAAATTATCCATAGGTGTTACATTATCATATTTTTCAACATTATGCAATTCCTTATCGACATTACATCCACAATTACTAGATTTTTCAATTTCCATCATGTACTCCTCATACAAATCGTCCAGAAGCATGTTTACAACATCATTATCAATCATATCGTCTTCCTGACTTTCAGAAATACTCTGAACGACTTCTTCATAATTTGAACCCGCAATAATCTCCAGTAAAGTATCTAACATGGAGTCATCGAAGTCATTTTCTGAAAAACTCTTCTTTTTAGTGTTGGCGTATCTTTCCAACATCCTTCTTCCCTTTGCAGCCAAAGCAGCGGCATCCTGCGCATTTTGCGGGACTGGTTCGCCCCATGCAGCGGCAGACAAAGCCAAGCGTGTTGGCTCACCATTTGGCTTTTTCATTGGGCCAGATGGGTTTGTGAAGAATCTAGTGAGGAAGGAGCCTTTACGGCGCATCTTCTCTGGAGTGTTGGCTGCACCCCTTACCCCGGGCTTCAAGTTTGCGCCCTCTGTTTGTTTAAAGTGTCTTCTGCCAGCAGCCGTCAATCCACCCTTCGGGTCTTTCAATGGTTGCTTTGCCTTTTCAATTTGGCAATCAAGGTCGCAGTCAAGTGCGTAATTCAATCCGCCATCATTATTCATTTTTACAAGATCAATAGTTGCGAGGGCATTTGCTGGGTTATCAACAAGGCTCAGCTCGCCAAGGTCATATTGTTTAATAATTGAAATAGGACGACCGTTGTGCATTTTACCAGCCATCACTTCTTTCTTGGTAATTCTGCCGCCAATAGAAAATGCACGAAGTGTGCCATCAAGGATCTTCTGCCAAGTATCCTCGGCACCTTTAGAAATATAAGCTTCAACCTGAATTGCATTATATTCCTGACCGTCAGCGCCCTTCATCTTCAATGGCTTGTAACTGATGGCCTTGCCGACAGCAATGGGGGCATGCATTTCACGGATATTGCCCTGCCAGTTTTTAAATGCAATTTCAGACGCAGCAAAGTCAACAATGTCATTAGATTTGTCAATATTATCTGCAGTTGCAATGCCAGAAACAATACGCTGTTCCTTCTTAATCATTTCAATTGGGAAAGAAATATTAAAGTCGTTCATATAGATAATTAAAACCAGTATAATACACTATTTTAATGCAAGCAAATTATGCAACAGCATAAACAGCAAGTGTTACGCCCGCTGTCATAACCTGAAATTTTGTATAATCACCAGGGATTTCGACATAGTTTTTGTTTGCCGGAATTAGAACCTCGTGAGGTCCACCGTTCAGCCTTACCACTGCATCCGTGCTTTCATTTGTATTGTGAAAGTAAATACTCGCAGTATGATTGTTTAGAGACACAGTATTTGCTGTGCTATCTACTGCCGTATCTGAAAAAATAATACCCATTGTATGACTCATTGATTACCTCCTGTGGAATCTTGTACTTCGCCTCTTTCTGCTTGATCACCAGACGCTCTCGGGTCGGAAGCGCCTTCTGGCGTATCCGACCTGGCATTTCTTGGCTGCGAGGCTTGATTATTAGAATTACCAACTGGGGCTCCCGCACCAGTTTGCTCTTTCTTAATTTTTGTTGGGAACGGCAATGGCTCATCACCATCCGTGCGCTCAGGTAAGCCGAGCTGCTGGCGGACTTCGTTCGGGGCAATAACTTCCGTTCTCAAATATCTGTCATTGATTCTAGATTGAATGTCTTCATCAATCAAATCAATTCTCTTAAACTGTAAAACAACCATGTCGCTAAACTCAGCAACAACACGATTCAATCTTTTTTCAATAACCGCCTGATCTGGACCGATCACCTGAGTTTTGAATGTTTTGTCTGCATCTCTAGACACGGCGAGGTTGGCGTTATCATACACACCAACTTTCGGAGCAGGGACTCTATTCGCAACAAGAATCTCGTCACGATTTGATTTACGATATTTATCAAAAGATGAATCCTGAATGCCGGCTTCAAGTTTTTCAAATTTAATATCACTATCAGAACCAATAGAGGCTGGAATCGGAATAACAAGGGTCCCGTGATTACGGCCCTTCACTTCTTTTCTAAAGTAGTTAATCAATTCTTGTTTTGACTTATTGCTAAGTTTTGCACCTTTTAGAATAATTGCATAACGCGGGATTGCTTTATTTTCAAAGTAATCAATATTGTATTCCTTTGCAAACTTATCTCCAACAATTGCAGCAGCGGCAGAAACTGCCGAGGGAATGCCATAATATGTATTCTTTGGAGAGTATGTTTTAAAATGAATAATCTCATTTGGATTTGGATCGGTGTTGATTGGATCCTCAGTTTCTTTATCTTCAAAGTTTCTAAAGAACACTGCGGAAATTTTATTGCTCCTAGCAATCTGAACGAAACCATCTCTTTGACGGCGAACACGCATAAGTGTTCCTGGAATGTGACCAATATAGCCAATCTCCCCTGCATTGTTACGACCAATTTCCATATAGCCGTTACCAATCGTAAGAACATCTTGCCAAATCTTTACCATTGTTTCATTGAAGGTTTCTTCTTTGTTAGTGTTTTCAAAAATATCTTCAAGCATCTGCCTTTCATCTTGAATATATTTTCTAACACGAGAAAGCTTTTCTGGATCGCCCGAGACTTTCTCTAACTTCCTTTTTGCTTTAATTGTTTCAACAAACTCATAGCCAAGGCCAACTGTATTCATGACTCTTGCCGCAATAGATGCATTGTGAATTGCACTTGAATCATAAAGCCCCGCAAGATTGTCTAAATCATACGGCGGGTTTACGATATCGTAAAGACTGTAGCCATCAAGAGTCTCTGGGTCAATATACTTTGTTGCTACTCCATCAATTCCCTCATATTTCTTAGCAAGCCTTGATACTTTTCTTTTCATTTTTGGGGAAAGACTTGAATATGCAATTTTTGCAAATGGGTCATCACTTACAGGAGTGGAGTCAAATCCAAAATATGATAAATCATCAATCTCATCCGTTACTGGCTCATCAACTACATGCACTATTTTATTTTCCATGTTTCCTCAATCCGTCAAAAAAATCTTCATACGGGTCTGGTATGTGACCATTATTTAATCTATCTACCTGATCATCTCTTTCAGATGCAGTAATCTTTCTCGCTCCATGAACCCAAGCAACCTCACCCTCGTCACTTCCAGTCCAGTACTTAGCGGCGGCAAGAACTCTGTTTTCAATGTCTTTATCGCCAACAAAACCTTCTGCTGACAGAAAGCCATCACCATCCGATAATGCTTGACCATCTGGAAGAACCCAAATGCAAACACCGTAAGTCCTTTCAGGAACCCAAATCCTTTTATTCTTTACCGCATCCATGCTCATTAAATCTATTGTACATCATTTTTCTTAAATAAAGCACAATAGCGACACAAGTTGTCAAATATTTTACAGTTTTAACAGGTAATGATACTTGTCTCGCACCAAATTAATATTTTTAGCGTATTGGGCAAGCACCTGTTGCGCAATCATCAAAGTCAATGGTCAAATCCATTGAGTTTTCTTGAAGTGGAACGCTAAGATCTAGCTTTGCCGATGCTTTTTCGTATTCTTCCTTGCTAATTTCCTCATATGGAGGCAAAGCGAAGTTGTGATCGACATGCAACAGGAAAGATACCGACTTTACGGAAGAATTATAATTCTTACTCAACCAGTCTTTAATCAGAGGCAGCTCCTCTTTGCGGTAATACACCGTTACCGAAACAGCGTTGTCCGCCCAAATAGTTTGCATTCTCTTAACCCACTCAAGTTGTTCAATCGCAGTCATATTGGCGGCAAGGATTGAGTTCTCAGGAGACTTGCATGGGAATTCAATAACATACCGACTATGGTCTTCTCGACCATCAAGCCCCATATCCCAAGTAACCTTGTAACCTCTTCTACGACAAGCATCGACCAACGGGTCAACCGAGCTAAACCTAACTCTGCGAATATAGTACGGAGCAAAAGCTGGGTGGATACCGGGAGTTACACCTGGGAGAAGCGAAAGAGTGCCTGATGGCTGTACCGTTGTAAGACGGACAGATGGATTCCAACCGTTCTCGGCACTATAAGCTTTATCATATTCCTTCAAGAACGAATATGCATCAGACAGCCAGCCGATCTGTTTCTCATCACACTGCAGAATACCAGTGATAGATTGACCCAAACGAGCGTTCTTGTGCACGACAGAACTTGTCTTTTCGTATGGATAAGAAAGTCTTGTAATTTGCTTTTGTACCATGTACAGAAGCCTTGAGACCTCCAGCATTTGAGCAAGGCTTTCGATGTTTGGTAAGAAAATTGTTGCAAGGTTGCAAGACTCGCCATCCGCAAGTGCAATTTCTGCACAAGGATTAAAGCCTTCAATTGAAGGGTCGGGAGACTTCTCGCCCAAGCGACCGTAAGTTCTTGCGAGTTTCCTGTTCACCAAGCCGTAAGGTTCACCAGTGCCGTCATAACCCTTCCACAACTCGCTTACTATTTCATCGTAAGCATCAGCATAAATAGAGTTGTTACTATTAGCTCTCCACGCAGGTATATTGCCGCTGCCCCAATTTTTTGCTTTAAGGAACAACATGTCATCAGGATCACCGATTGCAATTTGCGCAGACCTTCGTGAAGAGCCAGAGATTACGATTCTTCCAATGATATTGCAAATGTCCAAGACATCAATGGAGCGAAGTTTCTTACCAACACGCTCATCAAGAACCTTGCAGATATCGGCAACTCCATCAACCAAAGCCCCCGATCCCGAAGCGGTACCTCCGAATGTCTTGAGTGGTGTACCAAATTCACGAATTAGCAAAGTTGAGTATGTAAAAGATTTACCAGAAATAAAATATGATTCAAGCACTTTATGAAGCAACTCTCGCCAACCCTGTCTTGAATCTGGGACGATAAAGTCAGCATCATTACTTCTTTCGGCAGTAATTGACTTAACCGCTTTGACCTTTGGCAGTTCATGAATCTTTGATCGCTCCACCGAAAAGCCAACACCTCCACCCAGCATCAGGTAATCAAACAAAAGTTCAAAGTCTTCAATTTTCTCAATGTTTGTATAAAAACAATTATTCAATGAAGTACCCGAGAATTGAGATACAAGAGGTGTGCCAAGCTGCCAGAGGGCTCTGCCAGATACTGAGCATCGAAGCTGGAACATGTGATCAAACAACTGCTCGGCTTCTTCTTTGGAGAATGGAACGCCAATATCGACTGCGCCATCAATTATTCTTTTAATGGTTTGTACCCATGTCTCAGTTTTATTAGTACCTTCAATTTTTCTACTATAGGTTCTAAGGAAAACAACTTCTCCAAGACCACCAAAACCCCAAGGTGGGGTCTTTGTAATATAGCTAGCAATAAATTCGGGTGTCAATAGGGACATGTGCATACCTCCAATAGTAAGTCAACCATCTTATCTGCCCAATACGATTTGCGCAACTAAAAGTGCTTAGGTCTAAAGAAAAGAATTTTCGTAAAACTGAATTCTTTTGATAATCATATCCGCTACTTTTGACCACGAAAAATCGTGATGCAAAATTTTAGCGGACTGTATTGTATATTTTTTAAACTCATCATATTCAGAAACAACATGAGTCATTAAATCCATCAACTGCTCCATGTCGGGATAAGCCCACATTCCTGTATCTTCTCCATACTGATTGCTGTTCCAATCTGCGGTACTGTATGTGCAGGACAATGGGATTGAGTATTTAGCAAAATCAGAACAACCAGTAGCGTCTGTGACGATTGTCGGCATTCCAGTACAAATAGTTTCAAACGGAATCATTCCAAAGCCCTCCCCACTTGTTGGGTAAACCAGGCAATGGCATTTATGATACAACGCAACTAAATCTTCGGTGCTAAGCGACTGAGGTATCCCAATTATTTGAGGATGCTGAGTTGCTGGAACAAGCTTATTGTCCAAATAAACTTCTGCATGACAGAAGTTATTGTATTTCAAAATTAATTTAAAGTCGAGATTATCCTCATATAGATCAAGAAATGCATCTACAACCATCTGGGCATTTTTTCTTTTTGAATCCCCGCCAACATGAAGGAAATTAAAAGTTTTAGTAATTTCACGATCAATTATGGAAAAATCATCAGATATCCCGTGCGGGATCACATGGATATTGGGATGAACATTATTCTGGGTATATACATCTTTTACAAAGTTAGATGTTGCCCAGATCTCATCCATCTGTTGCATGTTGTAGTGCCAACCCGAAGGGATCTTGGTAGATTCCCATGGAGTGTAACCAATTTTGTATTTGTTTTGCAATTGGTAATAATGCGGCTGACAGAAGTTGATATGAAACGGTATTTCATTTTTATTGTAAAATACAGCAATTTCTTTTTCCTGAAGGGCAGATATGATTTGAAGCGCAGCCGTGCTGTATCCTTGGCTATACCAAGGTAGGCCGCTAGCATCTACATTCCCAGGACTAAACCAGCTAATTTTTTTCATAAAAATTATTTACGTTTTCTTTTGTCTTTTGTAGGTGTGTCTTCGATATCAAAGTTCAAACATTTTACACCATTTTCAATAAACTTGCGGGCCTGTTCTTCAGAAATTTCACAAGTAACGGGCAAATGGCTATACATGCATTTCGAAGCCGCCAGCCAGCATCCGTTGGCCTGTACTAGGGTGATGTAATTATTGTCGACAATTGCCGAGCCGCTGTAGTCGTCTGACTCTACAATCCCAATAATTTTCATACAAAAGTATATCACTTTCACTATTATTATCAACAAAATACTAAGTACACTAAGAATACCAATATGCTTATTGTATATATAGTATAAGTGTTTACTAAGCGTACTAGTGTGCTAGGCATGCTACGCATGCGAAGCATACCATATGGGAAAGACCTTTGTCTCAAGAAAATATTTTTTTTGCAAGATTTTTTTAAAATTCTGTGAGATAATCATATTATGATTTACGGATTAATTATTTACCTGCTCTATATGACGCTCAATGCATTTTTGCTAAAAAGTGCAATATCACTGGGGTTTGATCACAACATAGGCTGGGGGTCAGCAATTCTATTTTCTTTAGTATCTAGTATGTTTGTTGTTGTTCATAGGTACAGAAAAACAGATGTACAAGATTAATGAAATTGATTTTTCTTATTTAGAAAACAAACAGGTGCTATTATTAAGTGACACTGGGTACCCATACCCTTACATTTTAGAATTTATTGAAAAATTAAAACACTCAAATGTGAGTATCTATATCTGCCCAGCTACAACTTCCCAGTTTGTTAAGCTATGGCTTCTTGTTGTTCTTGATAAAAAAGTAAAAATCATAAAAGATAAAAATTATAAAATGTTTTTTAAAAATAAAATTGATGAATTTGAAATTGTAATAATTTTTGGTAAAAAGAAAAATGATGAGCAAACAACTTTGAGGAAATTGCTCAAGAGTATGCTATTGTCATATAAAAATATAACCGTTGTAACAGAAAAAGGGATTGACTGCGATGAGAATAATACCTTACGAAGGTGAAGAGGATCTTGAAAATATTGATAGTTTGTCAATCATCATAAAAGCTGTCCCTTTTGAAAACACATATGTCCCGGCTTTCTTTATTCAAAGCCCCGATGACGATTACCCAATGTCTATTGATGAACTTAATTGTTTAATGGATGGCATTGAAATTGCAAATAGGTCAGTAGACCACATTATTTCTTTTTTATTAAAAAAGTCTTTTGAAGAATTTGATAATAAAAATAAAGAGGAGGATGACGAGGAATGATTTTAGGTGGTCTTAAAGACGACTTTCCCTACCCAGAGAAGTTGTGCCCGTATTGTAATTGGAAATTAAAACCAGTAAACGCAGTTCATTGGCATGGGGACATCTATCAATACAAGGCGCTGTATTTAGATGAGAACCCAAATTGTCCCGCCTATGATGAAGGGGCGAAGCAAGCCTATGCTCGCATCTATTACACATCAGAAGATGCGTTTAATTATTTTAGGGATGTAAAAATGCCAGTCCAAAGGTGGACTCAAGAGGACCTATACTCAATTTACCAATAATATGGTAAAATATTGAATTATGCCTGTTCGTTCTTGCTCAGATGGAAACAACCCCGGTTATAAGTGGGGGGATAGTGGTAAATGCTACACCTACACCACGGGTGATCAGCAATCAATGGAAGCCGCAAAAGCGAAAGCTCAAATGCAGGGTGTTGCTGCAAGAGTTAACGGTTATGAAGAAAAGGCGAATGAAGTAACGACTGGCTCAATGGGTTCGGGCATCAAGAATCCTCAACAAGGATATAAACCAAAGAAGAAAAAGAAAAAAGAAGATTTTGGTAAAAGCCTTGATCAATGGTTTAAAGAAAGATGGGTGGATATATCCCGACCAAAAGCTGGCGGTGGTTTTGAGCCATGCGGCAGAGCAGACGCTGAGTCGGGAAAGTATCCTAAGTGCGTACCAGCCGCTCGTGCTGCAAGAATGACACCTGCGCAGATTGCATCGGCAGTCAGGCGCAAGCGCACAGCTGAGTCATCCCAGACAAGGCAGGGTAAAAAGCCTATTAATGTTTCAACAGATGTTGAGAAAGCATCTCGCAATGTTCCAACCAACCCCTCTCTCTACGCCCGAGTCAAAGCTGAGGCTAAAGCGAAATTTGATGTCTACCCCTCAGCCTACGCAAATGCATGGCTTGTCCGTGAATATAAAAAACGAGGCGGCGGTTATAGAGTTGTAAACAAGTCCGAGGAATTTGTGAATAAAATTGCAGATGACCTTGATGAGCAAGAGGCAGTCTTGGCTGATATGCTGGTCGCAATTACTCGTCGGTATGGTAAGTTTAACGAAGACGAAACAGGTGTTTGGGCTGGCTACGACTCCCCAGATGAAAATGATGTAGCTGACATCGGAGTTAAATGTTCTAATTGCGTTTTATATGAAGGCGAAGGGGTGTGCAAGATACTCGCACAAAAAGTTGAGGAAGAAGGCAAGTGCAGATTTGCCATCATCCCAGACGGCATAGTTGAGCCAGAAGAGGATGATGATGAGGAAGATGATGAAGAAGCCATCATGAGTTATATTATAAACAGAGTTAAAGAATATTTAATGTGATATGCTTATAAGTATATCTTTGATATAAGGAGAGTTTATGAAATTTATTAGTATCCCAGTGGATAATGCCGAAGCAATGATTAATCAGCATTCATTCCTAAAAAATAAGAACGAAGAAATGGCAAAAGCTGCTTTTACACAAATGAAAGAATTTGTTGAAGCCGCCTCTTACCATCAGCAGCAGATTGATGTGCTTGGTAAAGCAATTAAAGATGTTACTTTCATGTTGACAGAGACAAAAACAACCCTTTCAGGCAGCGATGGCGGCTCAACGAGTGAAGGTACTTCACCAGCACCGTCACCATCCACAGCGTTCGGTGATGGCGATCCAGAAAAGGTCGCTGTCCGTAAAGCTGATCTAATTAGCTCACTAAAGGCCCACGAAGACCAGTTCGGTTCTTTTGACATTAATGTCGATGTAATCGCTGACTTCTTAATGGCTAAGTGATCTATGGAAGCAATTATTGTAGCAACCATTGCAGCCGTGGGTGGAATACTCGCAGCACTAGTGCAGATGAGCAGGAAAGAAAATAAAGCAGATCATGGTATTGTAGCTCTTTTGCTAAAAGACTTGCACGAGGATGTCAAAGATGTTGACACTAAACTTGAAAAACATATTGATTGGCACACAGATAAAGTTATTGCAAAAAAAGTAGTAAAACCAACAACTGTTAAAAAATAAATTTAAACGAGCGCTTTGGGCTTATAGTATTCCGAAAGGTTATTATGGGATTACTGAGGCGCTCGTTTTTTATTTAAAAAACTTTGATTCCCCGTTGATTTCGTTTTCTAAAAATGCTAATATGATTAGACCGAGAGAAGGGCTAGGTATGTCAGAAGACAGCATTCACGAAGAAGAACCTGGGTTTACGGCGACAAGAGAGTTCGATGCTATTTTTAATAAACTAATCGCATCAGTCCCCGCATCCAGCCAGAGAGAGGCTGCATCTGTCATATATGGTCATTACAAAGGTTGGGCTCCATCAAAGACCATTAAGTATTACAACATTGATGAAGAAACATATTCAACATACGCTGAATTTTTTAAATTCAGAGAAAAGGTGGTAAATAAAATGGCTGGAAGAAAATCTAAGCAAGATAGCATTGTTAACTTTCTTAACGGAAATGTCGGGAAGGTTGTTACACCTGTGCAGTTAGCTACAGATGTACAAATCTCACTCCCGACTTTTTATAATTTCTATAATGCGAATCGTTCTTACTTTAAAAAAGTAAAACGTGGACATTTTGAAATTATTGACCCTAAAGTTGAGCGAGCAAATAGCTAACTATGGAAAAAACAGTGGTTGTGCGAAACACAAAATCATGGGAATTCTGCGCGGAAGAAGCCGTAAGCGATTTGTTTTGGTTTGTAAATAGGTTCGATGTAACTCGCATGACCATGGAGTGTGGTACTTCCCAAAAATCAAGAACGAGCAATCCTTATTGGAAGAATCTCAATATTGACCTATCAGGCAATCATATTGATAATATTAAAAAAATTACCGATTGGTGTATTGATAATAAAACATGGGAAAGCGATCCACACTATTCCGTAGATAGAAGTGAAGATGAATTAATGCATTGCCGGCAGTACCATAGTTGGCTATGGTCAATGATTGGTGCTGTCAGCTTGCATTACTGTAAAATAAATGGTATTTCTTTAAATCAAAAAACGCTTTCTTCTACTTTAGTTAAAAAACAAAAAGATTACGGACCAAAAAATATTGAAAGATTTGGTCTTAACGGATTAACAATCCGAATGCACGATAAAGTTGCAAGATTAGAAAATCTTTTGTCCAAGCCAGAAGGCGTTACAAATGCAGTCCTGGGTGAAAGTATTTATGATACATTGCTTGATATTGGCGGCTACTCTGCGATTGCACTAATGTGGATTCGTGGAGAGTTTTTGCTGCCGATGGAAAATGCATGAGCAATCAGGCATGGTCTTGGCTTCTTGCTATAATGGGAGTTGTCGGCATTTTTTTTGTTGGTAAAAAAAGATGGGAAGCATTTGTTTGGCTAATATGTGTAGAGTGTTTATGGACAGTGTTTGCAATTATTAGCAAACAGTATGGCTTTATATTTGGTTCCGTTTTTTACGGGATTGTATATGTAAATAATGTTTTTAAGTGGAGGAAAGATGACCGATAATTTTTATGACCCAGAAAAAAATTACAATCCCTGGGCGGTTGAGAAAAGTTTTGAAGACTGGCTGCTGCTGGGTATCCAGAATAATTGGATTAGTAAGCCAGTGTGTTCTACCCACGATGGTATCCCGCAAAGTTTGGAAGAAGATAAAGAATGGGAAAATGGCGGAGACCCATGTATTTATGCACTTCGCCTATATGTAAATGAAGAAGAGAAGAGACTTGTAGAAGAAAACTCAGGTATTGTAAATGGCTAAGCAACCTGCTGTGCCTCAGGAAATGGATGTTTGGGTTGTTCGCTATGTTAACAAACTAAAAAATATGATGGGGTTGTCTCATTGGACGATTCTTATGCAAGCGAAGCCTTGCAATGTGGATGCTCTTGGAGAAACAGAAGTAGTTCACGGTCAGCATTTAGCAAAAATGTATTTACATAAAGATTTTAGAAAAGATACCCCCGAGGATCTTCGGGCAACCATTGTTCATGAGTTGTTGCATTGTCATCTTGCAGTAATTGAAGAAGCTGTTGATGAGGTATTAAAGCCGGACCCTGAAGATGCCAAGAGTAAGGCAATTCATAAAATGGTGCTATCGCTTATCCAATATGAAAATGAGCGGGTCATTGACTCTCTTTCAGAATCAATGGGAAAATGGCTTCCAACTCCTGATATGCCAAAGCCAAGGGTTAAGAAGAAATCGGCAAAGAAAGTTGCTAAAAAACAAATAAAAAGAAAAATATAAAATGAAAATTCCAAACAACATGATTCCTCATATTGAAAAGATATTCAAGGGAGAATATGACATTGCATATGAAAATGAAAATCCAGTGATTTTAGATATTGGCGGTAATATTGGTGGGTTTTGTTTATGGGCTAATAAAAAATGGAAAAATTCAAAAATATATTCATATGAACCAATTAAAAATAATTTTGAGATTTTAAAATTAAATACAAAAGATTTTGATAACATTATGATTATGAATCTTGCAATAGGTTCAAAGACCGAACAAAGAAAAATGTATTATGGAGCTCACAATGTTGGTGAGTGCAGTTTTCAACATGGCACTGAGCAAGTTGAAGAGGGCGAGGATGTTTCCGTTTTAGCGGCAAGTTTGCTACCAAAAGCAAACATTGTGAAAATTGATACCGAAGGGGCTGAGGTTGAAATACTAGAAAACATGGTTATCAAGCCAGATGTTTATTTGATTGAGTATCATTCAGCCTACGATAGAAGAAGAATTGATAATATATTGTATGACTACACACTTGTTGCGGCAGACATTGCTAATCCCAACTGTGGTATTGTTAAGTATGCACTCTCTAGTGCAATTAAATATGTTTAGCAACCTATAAAGGAATATGTAAAATGCCAGAACTGAACGCAAGCATTCCACCTATCGAGTGTTATGTGCGTGGTAACTTTTTGCGCGATCAAGTTGATAGCCATCATCTTAAATTTCCGTGTGTAATTTTTGGGGTAGCATCAATACCAGATAGAGCGCCTGTGTTTCATTTTTTAATGGAAGATGGTGGGGTTTGGTGGAGAGCACCTATAAATGCTTTCTGTGACACTCTGGACGCTCCTGAGGTGGATATACACGACCTTGTGTTGTGGAATAGTTTTTCTTCTCATATCAGCGTAACAATCTTTGAGCACATGCGCGGTATGTCAATGACATATATTAATCGCCGT